CTAATTGATTAGCTTATTTTTAATTTCATTATCTACTAATTTCATACTATCAAAATCGAGTTTCATTCTACCAGAAGGATCTTCAGCGTTAATTTTTAAAATTCTTAATTTGCTAATAGTTACTACATTCTGTGTGCAGGCAAATGTATTTTTATCAAATTTTTTATATTTATTAATAACTTCTCTAAGGTTATTAACTTTTGATTTTCTATCGTTTACATCAATTAGCAAATAATTAAACAAAGCAGAAAAATTTTTCGGGTCATTGTATAAATTAAATGATTCTACTATGTTTTTACTTTTATTAATTACTTCTCTTTCTGTAGGGAAGCGTGTTTTAATTGCAAAATCATCTAAATAATCTATAGTGTTTTGTTCCAAAGTGTTTTGTAAATTATTTTTATTAATAATTTCTATAACCGTAAAAATTACGTGATTTATAACGTCTAAATCAAATTCGATATTATCAACTGTCTTGTTCAAAATTGATAATGATGTTTTAAATACAATATTTTGTAATGGTAAATAGTGTTTTTTATTTTTTGAACTTAATGGTACAACTGTTACTAAAGAATTATATGGACTATCATTTTTGTTTAATACTATTCCAAAATGTCTGCCAGAAAATTCATGCCCAATATTGATGCCAAAATCTAAATATATAATAGATCCCCTTGAGAATTTTTTGTATTTTTTGTTTATATTGTTATTATGCTCCATATTAAACCAATATGATGTTGTCTCTAACCAATTTGGTAAAAATTTAAACTTTTTATTATCTGTGTTATATAACAGAATAAATACTCACAGCTTTATTTATTCTGTTATCCATCTAACTCCCTATCCCCTCTAATTTATTCATCATATCTTTTGCCATCTTATCAGTAACATGTGTGTATATCTCTAAGGTGGTTTTATAGTCCGAGTGACCTACACGCTCTTGTATCGCTTTTAGGTTAATTCCTAATTGCGCAAGTGTAGATATGTGTGTGTGACGTAATGTGTGCGTTGTCACACGCTTGTTAATTGAACTTATATCAGTAGCTTCTTTAATAATATTATTCACCTTATTTAAGTCAATAGGGCTACCAGCAGTGTTAGTAAATATATAACCTCTATCTATGAATTTATCATTCCACTGATTCTCTTTTTTATTTTCTAGCATGAGTTTTTTAAGTAAATTAATACTTTGAGCTGTGAGGCCTATTGTTCGATAACTCTTACTCGTCTTAGTCGTTTCTTTCACTCCAAATGCTCCAGTTACTACATCTGTAACCCAGTTAATTGTGCCATCAATCTCTAGTGTTTTATTCTCCACGTCTACATTGTCTGTCTTGATTGCTAGGAGTTCGCCAATGCGCATTCCATTGTTAATTTGAAATTCTACTAATGCTTTTACCATTTCATAGTTACGTTTACGCGTAGCATGACGCTTATGTTTAATTAGATAGTCGAAGCACTCTAGTAACTCCTTTACTTCGCTATCTTCTAAATAGTTATTACGTTTAGCTTGAAACTCGTTTCTGGTTTGGGCTTTCTTAGGTATATCTATTTTATCTAACACACTAATATCGTGCAGATCATAATATTTAAACGCATATTTGAAAACGGAACGAATAACAATAACAAGAGATTGAACATGGCCAATACTATGTGATTTAGCCCATTCATTAATGATGTTTTGTAAGTAGGTGTGCGTAATCTTGCTGATGAGTACTTTGCTATCAATAGCATTTTTAACTGTATTAGTATTACTTTTCTTTTCTTTAATAGTGGTTGGTTTCGAGCCTGAATGTGTCTTGTAATGCTCTAACCATTCATCGCACGCATCATGGAACGTTAAGTTTTCAAGTTGTTTCGTACTGTAATGTTTCAAACGTTGCTCAATTATTTTATTTAATTCTAATTGAGCGTCCTTTTGGCTACGTACATTATTCTTGTTACGTGTAACTGATACTGTTTTATACTTGCCAGTTAAAGGGTCTGTATAGCGCTCTAAATAGCGATAGGCCGTACTATTGTTTTTGGTGATTTCACGAACCCACATTTGTCATCCCTCCTTGTCATCTTCATCATTTTTTTCTTTATAGTGCTTTAAATGATCGTAGTTATACATGTTATCAATCAGTTTAAACATTGATATGCATTGAGTGATAAAAATAGTTATAACTAACGCATATATAGTAAAAAGTAAATATTCGATTAATACATTCAATTAATCACTCTTGAGTATATTGGTTAAATCATTTTTACTATGTATCTCACAACCTTAAAATAAGACGTAGGTGTGCTAGGACACCTAGATGTTCATATATAAAACATTACTTAAAGAAATCTTTTATATATTTAAATTTATTGAAGAAAAACTCTCTTGGTTTATTTATCTTTTCGTACTTTTCATTAAAGTACGCAGTTATTATTGAAAAAATAATTTTCTTATCTTCATCTGATATTGTGTTGTAATAAAATTCTTTTTTATTATTTTCAAAAAGATAATCTCTGCCAAAAAATACTTCGAATTTTTTTTGTGTTAATATCCATTTTAAATCTAATATAGGTAAATTTTTAATTCTTTCATTTATATTTTCTTGATCTATTACTAAAGAACCCTCTTTACTATTGGTTAAAAAGTGATTTTTATATACCTTTTCTAAAGCTTCATTTCTTTCATTTCTTAAACTGTCATTAAAACGTTTTAAAAAATCATAGTAATCACAGCTTATTTTTTCGAATTTTAATTCTATTTCCTCTTGTGACATTTCCTTTTTTTTAATTTCTTTATGGTATTTCGTCTGTATTAAAGATGCTAAGAACATGTCATCTATTTCTTTGACAGCTACTTTTTTAAATTCACTATTATCTTTTTGCATACCACTTAACCAACTAATTAAGGTAAAAGCAATTTCATTAGAAGGCAATTTATCTTTTTGCTTCTCAATCCTACTTATATAAGTAGGAGAAATATCGGTTAACATTGACAATTTATTTATAGATAATTCGGCTGATTCACGTGCTTTTTTTAAAAGTTCTCCAAAATACATTTTTTAACCCCATTCTATTTTAAATAGTTCTTACAATCAATATGTTAAAATAATCTGACAGTTTGTGCAAACAAAAAATAATTTTGTAGTTTGTATTGACATAAAATGCTAGTTAGGTTATATTTGTTTGTGCAAACAATGATATTTTTTGCTGTTTGCACAAACTATAGGTGGGGGTTAAATATATGAAAAATAATTTGAGTATGCTTATGGGGCGTAATCGCATTTCTGCATCAAAGCTAAGTGCAAAAACTGGTATTTCCAGAACATCAATACATGGCTTGTATCACGAACGTACTGAAAATCCAGATACAAAAACAGTTATGAAGTTATGTGAATATTTCGGTGTGACACCTAATGAATTTTTTGGAATTAATGAAAAAAAGGAGGTTAAATAAATGCCTAGAACAAAGTTACAAGATTTTCCATCAAAAGAAAATACAGTTACAGAACCGGAACAAGTTGTAGTAAATCCGTTGTTTGCGAAGCCTAATGCACTAGCTAGTATTTTTGGAATTTCATACAGTTCGGTCAATCGTATTTTAAAAGAGTGGGAAAAAGATCATAAAGGTATTGATGATTTATATTATTCACTATCATCATCAATGATTGTTATCAGTATTCCGCGATTCGAGGAGTACATGAAGGCGCGTCATAAAAAATGGATGTAGGAGGCAAGGCAATGAAAATGTACTTAACTTATATTTGCTTAGTTTCATTGTTAACAATATTATTACTAGCAATATCTAACATGTATGTCGCTTTTAGTGTGTACGGCATGATGGTAACTTATGGATTTAATTTAACAGGAGGATTAGAAAATGAATAATGAACAAAAAGAAGTGATTAAAGATATTTATAGCAGTTTGGAATCAGTAGCTAATAACAAATCAGAGGTATACATCCATGAATTTAAATGTGGTGAGAAAGAACGGACAGAGACAGTAAACCGTGAGCAACACTTACAAGCGATTATCGAGTGGACATTGCAACAAATAGAAAATAATTTTGAATTTGAAGAGGAGAATGAATAAGATGAATAAATTAACTAAACAGGAATACAAAAACATTGAAAATAAATTGAATTACGATCATATGGTAAATGGTAAAAAACGCACTAATAAAATAAACAAACTCTTACAAAGAGAACATGATAGAGATGCTTCAATTATTAAAAGTGAATACCCTAGACTAAGTGATAGTGAGATATCAGAAGTTATTGTGGATTATAGAACTTATAAGGAGCTTGTAATAGCAACAGAAACTTTTGTTGATTTCCCTATAAATTATGAGGATTCAAATGTATGTCAGTTCATTACTAAGGAAGATATTGAAGATCTGAAATCAGCAATTGAAGAAATGACAAGTTTCGTTGAAAATTTGGAGGAATTATAAATGAATTGGGAAATTAAAGATTTAATGTGTGACATTGAAGTGATAAAACAAAAAATTAATGATGTAGCTACCAAACATGCTTGGTTTGTTGAAGATAGATTTGTAAAAAGTGAATTAGAAACAAAACGGGAACATATTAATTTTTCTGCTAGCTATTTAGAACATCGTATACAAAATGAACATACAGTTGAGTTATTACATGTGTACTTAAAAGAATTCAGTGAACTTATACAAAAATTTCATGAAATAGAAAAAGCGTCATCAGAGAACTTTGACGAGGAATCAGATGACGCAAAGAATTCAATAAAAGTAGCAGAGTAATTTAGAAATTACACATTCTTATTATAACATCTTTACTCTGTTGTTTCATTAGAGGTGCAAAAAATGAATGAAATTAAATTGAAATATGATACGCAAGTTTCGGTGGTACATTATGAAAGTTTAGACTCACGTTCATTTAAGAGCTTTTCAATGCCTAAATGGAGTAAGTTGGTTAATAAACTGTCTGTGCCTATAGAAGCAAATTATAAGTATGCTCGTGGTGTTGCTATATACGGTGATATGAAAGACGATACTGATGAAAATGGTAATGAATATAAGAAATATCGTAAAGACGAAAATGTTATTTATCGTGATGTCCTAGTGCTGGACTACGATGATATACCTAAGTTAAGAATACTACATGATGCAATTACGGAGACTTTAAAAGGTGTTTCCTGGATGTACCACACTACATTTAATCATCGAACAGAAAGTCCTAGAGTACGTTTATATATTGCTTTGAATGAGCATATAAGTGCAGATGAATACCGTAAATATACAAAAGTGTTAGAGAGCAAGATAGGTCATCCAGTGGACGAGGGAAGTTATCAACCTAGCAGAGCGATGGCGTTACCAGTAAAGAAATCAAACGATTCAATTTACATCTTTAAATATAATGATGCACCGATTTTGAGTGTTGAAACGCTAGAAGAATGGTCAAAAGAGCTTAAATCACAATATAAAGAATCAAATAAATTCAAATATCCTAAGCGTCGTGATAATGAATTTTGGAAGTCAATTGCTTTTGGGGTCTCAACAGGTAACCGAAACCAAATGTTAACATCGTTAATTGGTGTATTGCTAAATAGACGTGTACCCGATCCGTTAGTATATGCATATTGCTTTATGTGGAATGAAAATTGTAATCCTCCATTGAGTTCTAGAGAGTTTAACGCCACATTTGAATCTATATACAAACGAGAACATCGATAAGGAGGTATTTTATGACAATATTTCCAGACTTTTTGGAAAATAAAACAATGTTTGATGAAAAAGATTTCTTTGACGGTAATAAATTTAAATTTTATGAATTTGCCTTGTTTTTATATGAAGAATATCACGGTTGCTATATTGATAACCGTCCACATGTGTTCACTGGTAAGAAATATGAACCACTAAATATAGATGTTGTCCGTAAGATTACCATTAAATATATTCCATCCTTGAGAGAACAACAAAATAAAGAAGTGTTTCAGAAGTTAAAAACTTTATGTTTAGGTAATCATCAAGAACAATGTCCAGCACGTTATATAGGTTTAAAGAATGGAATATATGACACTGTTGAAGAAAGGTTAAATCCTTTTAGTCCTCAATACTATATAACCAATATTATAGATGTTGATTTTGATAAAGGTGCTCAAAGTGATTTGATAGAAAGATTCATCAAAGATATTTCAAATGAAGATGAAGAAGTAGAACAATTAATATATGAAATGATCGGCTACGGTTTATACCGTGATAATTTCCTACAAGTTGCTTTCTTCTACTATAGTCCTGGTGGTAATGGTAAAACAACATTACTTAAATTATTGCACCATTTCTATAATCCAGAGAATACGACGGCGTTATCTTTTAATGATTTAAACGATAAGTTCAAACCGGCCAACTTACAAGAGAAATTAGTGAATATTGCGGATGATATTGATCCAAATAGAATAAAAGATACAGGTAACTTTAAGATTATTGTGACTGGTAACTACATTACACTTGAGTTTAAAGGACAAGACGCATTTGAGTTTAAGCCTTATGTAAAACTTATATTTGCTAGTAATGAATTACCAATGAGTAATGATAAGAGTGAAGGTTTTTATAGACGTATGGTAATTATTCCTATGTTGCGTAAGTTCGGCAAAGGTGGGCAGAAAAAAGATCCAATGTTATTGAACAAATTGATAACACCGCATAATATGTCAACCTTACTTAATTTAGCTTTAAAAGGTTTAAAAAGAACATTAGAAAATAACGAGATTATCGAACCGAAAATTGCTAGAAAGACAAAAGAGGAATATCAATTTGAGAATAATCCAGTTTTGCAGTTCATAGAAGATGCGACAGACAAGGATTATAGACAATTGCCAGTAGTAGAAGGGCGTAATACTGATAAAGCATACGAAATATATCAAATATGGTGTGTGAATAACGGTTATCATCATCTTAATAAGTTCAATTTTTCTAAAGAATTGGCGAAAATTGGTTATAAAACAGTTAGCTATTATTCAAGAGTAGAAGAAAAAAGTAAAAGATTTTATAAAAAAGAAAACACCATAAATATATATGATGTTGATGGTAGCATATTGAAAAAGCTCACAGAATAAGTGTGAGTAAATTTATATAAGTGTGAGATTACAAACATTAATATATCAATACTTTTAAAGGTTTTCTCACACCTCACACTTTATTTTAACTTTAAAACAGATAAATCGTTATATGAATTATATATGTTCAATTACTTAATTTATCTGTGAGGTGTGAGAAATAAGTTGTAACACTTGATATTAAAGCGTTTATATCATTACAAGTAAGTGTGAGAAAAAAGAATATACTGTGAGGTTTTGAAATGAACAATATAAAAGGTTAGTTAGTAAATTATATTAAAAACAATGCTGGTACATCATTTGTAGAAATAGAAAAAGTGTTTGATGAAAACGCCTTTGATTATAAAGGTCAAGGAGCATACACAAGTGCAGTGAATAATAATATTGTGTATTGGTATGGGTGGAATAAACAAGCATTTAATTTAGTAAGTGATCTAGTGAATGATGGTGTTATAGAAATGAATATTTGTGAATCAATTATTTATATAGTTGATGGTAAAGGGCTTAATTTCCCTATTTTAAAGTCAGATGATGTAGACACATATCATTGGTTACCTGTCACGTTTACTATTAGTAAGAAAGAAATGGAGTGTGTTTAAAGTGAATGAAAAACATAATATTTTCAATAGATTTGGTAGAAACACTTCTATTCAAACTGTAGCAGTTAAAGATACTTACTTTATTGAATATCGAAAGGGAGACGAAATAAAGTATTTCCCAATAGAACTTGCTACGGTAGTAAAAGCATTAAACATTGATTTACATGACAGTGATACTGTTTCAAATTATGAGAATGGGCCAAAATTTGATATTAAAAAATTGAACCTCTATACAGGTGACATGGACCAAATAGGAGATGAATAAAATGAATATAGAAATTATCGCAAATCAATTTGTAACAAGAGCAGGCACGCTATTAAGGTACTACACGGGATTATTAGAACATAGTAAAGTGCAACCATGTTGCTTTAAGTTATACAATGATCCATTTGATATGGTTTATGTGATGATGAATGGGAAGTTATTCGGTCATGTATATATTAAAGATTGTAAAGTAAGGCAATCATTTGAATTAGCGTCACCTAAGCACACTGAGGGGCTTATAAGAAGCATAGAAGGTCATTATGTAGGTTATGAATTACATGACGGTAAACAGCTTTCTATTAGTGATATGATGGCCAGTCAATTATTTGAAGATGAGTATTTTATGTATGGATTACAAACATATGCAGAATCAAATAATAGTGATGTGTTTGAGTACCTAGAAAATGGATTTGATACTGATACACTTGAGGGCATTCAATCGGGTAATACTGATGTGATAGCGAATATTGAAATGTTGTATCAGATAGCTACGGGAATCAATGAACCAGCACCAGAGTTAGTTGAGGGATTAAAATTAGTAACTGAGTTTGTACAAGATGAGAAGGCTACACAAGAGGATTACAAGGCTTTAGAACGTAAGTTAACTGAGTTGAAGTCATCTTATTACAGTTTGAATAAGTAATTAAATATGGAGTCACACGTGGTGTGTGGCTCCTAATGTAAAAGTATAAGGTATAGAAGTTTTAAAATGTAAAGGTTGCAACAATAGTGAGTTAATAGATAGGTGTGCGAAATTAAAAAAAGTGTGAAATGTTGATATTGAGCTGTTTTATGGCTTTGAAAATAATAAGGTTATATAAAGGTGTTAGCTTTTAAAATCGGAAGGTATACAGTCTTTGAGAATTGAAAAAATGGCAAGATTTGTGCAAGGTGTGCGAACTTTGTTAACGCTAATACAAGCTAAAGTTTGTGTTTTTGGCATAGGCCTAAAAGTTAAGTTTGTTCGCTGTTTGTTCGTATAATTTTGACGAACTTAAGTTCTATATTAGGTTAATGTGAAAAGCCTAACGTTAAGTTTAAAACATGATTTTATAAGTGTTATATACGATAAGCTAAACAATTGATAAAACGCGCTATAAAGCGAACGTAAGTTTGTTTTAGACCTGTAAAAATGGTATAATTTAGGTATGAAATAATTAAAAGAAAGAGGTGTAGAAATGCAAAGTATCGCAGAAAAAGAGACGTATCATTTACCCACCGAACACCTGCAAGTTTTCAATGTGATAAAAAATACGTCCAATAAGTATATTACTAAAACTAAAATCTTAAATCAATTGGGATATGAATATAATTCAAGCAATGAACGATGGTTACGAAGAGTAATCAATTCATTAGTATATGATTATGGTTATCCTATCGGATGCAGTTATAAACCTAGTGAACGTGGTTATTACATCATTACGACAGAACAAGAAAAGCAACAAGCGATGAGAAGTATTAAGAAATTAGCTGATGGCAGTATGAAACGCTATGAAGCTTTGAAACGAATTGAAGTGTAAAACAAAAACTAAAGAAAGAGGTACTTATAAATGACAACTACAACAATCACGGGTGATACGTGGGATGTATATTTTAATGATAGACGTTATAGAAATTTGTTAGGAGATTTTGAAGATCTAATAACAGAAACGAAATCATTAATTAGACAAGGCTATAAAACGGATGTTATTAAAAATAAAATGGATAATAAGGCTTTGAGCCTACAATCTAAATTCAAAGAATTAGGACAAATATTATTAGATGAACATGAAGAAAAAATAGTAGAAATCCAACAAAAAGAGAAAGAATCTTCATATGAGAATCCACAAGTTGAAATGTTGAAACGTCAAGACATAGAGGCGAAAGTAAATTTAATTGATGCAGAAGAACTATTTAATCTTGTTTATAATGCCAATCCTAAAACCACTAATGTATATGAACTTAATATCTATAAAAAAGCGATAGAAAGTCGTCTTACTGAAGATGAAAATGTAAGGTTAAAACCTTACTTTGATGTATTGGTAGAAAAGGTAATTTATCCATATCGAAATAATGAAGAATATCAAAAATTAGAGTATAACTATAATGTTTTAAGACAGTTTGGGTTACAAAATAACGGGCAACCAGTCATCAAACATAGTGATGGCGATATAGAAATTATTAACATTCAAAGTAAGTATAACGAAGTGTTCCGTAACGCTTAAATCAAAAATAGCCTATCCAATTTGGGTAGGCTCTCTTTATAGGAGTGAACGTATGAAACTGCTTAAAACGAAGAATTGTTTATATTATCGTAATGGCGACAATAAATTATCTGAGTATCAACTATTAACGCAATTTAACCCAGCATTTATTAATAAAAAAATTAAGATGTGTGAATTCCAAATTGAAAGTATGTACCATCTGAGTGCGTCGACCACAACATGTGATGAAATAATGGGGATCGTGTCTGTCTCATATCCAATTGAAAAACTAGTTATCAAAATTATTGAAACAAAGGCAAGATTACAAAACTATAAAAATCGATCTATAAGTAATATGGTGTTGTTGAAAACAGTACTAAATCATTATACAGAAAAAGAGCAGAAGCAAGTTGTAAAATATATGCGTTCAAATGGACGATATAAGCCCTACAATGTCATTGAACGCTTACAGGTTGATTTGTATCAAGCAAGTATTAAACAACGTTCAGAACGTCAAAAACAAAGAAATATAGCAATTGAAAATAGCAAGATTGCACGAGTAAATGCTTATCACCAATCTTCACATGTAAAAGTGGTGTAACAATGGATAAACAGCAAATAAAAGGCTTCGTTTGTGATTATCATGAGCGAACTAGAAGTGATGTATTAATAGATGATGATATAAATACTGATGAATTCTTTTCAATAGGTGATGAAAATTCTAATGAATGGATGGCAGACGATAACATTGATGATCATATTGTAAAGAATCACTTAGAAATGATTGTTGACCAAGTAGCTAATGATAAAGAGTTTTATATTTTCGATTCTTTAATACAAGGACGTAGTTATAAAGATATTAGTAGTGTCTTAGAGTGTTCAGAACAATCTGTAAGATTATGGTATGAAACCTTATTAGATAAAATTGTGGAGGTGATAGAATGAGTGAGTTAACGGCAAAGCAAGCGCGTTTTGTGAATGAGTATATAAGAACACTTAATGTGACACAAAGTGCCATAAAAGCAGGTTATAGCGCAAATAGTGCACATGTGACAGGGTGTAGGTTATTAAAGAAGCCACACATCAAGCAATATATACAAGAACAAAAAGATAAGATTATAGATGAGAATGTATTAACTGCAAAAGAGTTACTACATGTGCTTACGAATGCGGCAGTCGGTGACGAAACAGAAACGAAAGAAGTTGTGGTCAAGCGTGGGGAATATAAAGAGAATCCACAAAGTGGCAAAGTACAGTTAGTCTATAATGAACATGTTGAACTGATAGAGGTGCCAATTAAGCCAAGTGATCGTTTAAAAGCTCGTGATATGTTGGGTAAATACCATAAGTTATTTACAGATAAGCATGATATCAACGGGGATGTTCCTATATTCATTAACATTGGTGAATGGGACGGAGACGATGAGGAATTAGATAAAACTGTAAAAGATGTATCTAACGCTAATCCTAACCATACTGTGATTGTGGATGATATACCGTTAGAGGATTGAAGAAAATGAAGCTATGCTATTTATAAATTAATACTAATTAGTTTGATACCATAGCTTATTTACTGAGAAAGTAGACTTAAATGTAACAACACCAGTGTTTATTGATAATATTGGTGGGTTTGAGGAGTAGCAATAAAATAAAGGAGGTAATTGTGTAAAATATCTCTTTTTGTTATTTCTTATTTATTTACAACCGATAAAATTAAATGTATTATATATATAACGATCTAGCCATAACTCTATTCGGGTTATGGCTACTTTTATAGGGGTAAATTTATGAAGCCATTTGAAAGTCATAATAAACAATTGAAAATTCTAAGAAGAAGAGGAATGGAAGTACCGAGTAGTGCTAAAAGAGATTTAGAAAATGAAAATTATTATAATATCATAAATGGTTATAAAGATTTATTTTTAGAACTAGATGTTAATGGTAATTTTTTGGTTCCTGATAAATATAAGCAAGGTACTCATTTTAAAGAAGTCTTTTCTTTATACAAACTAGATAGAAAATTTAGGAATGTTTTATTAGAGTATTTGTTAGTATTTGAAACTCATATTAAATCAAGAATTTCATATTATTTTAGCGAAAAATATAGAGAACCACATTCATATTTATACTTTAAAAATTATTCATCTGACACAAGTAAGACAGATAGCATCGTGAAAATGGTTGCTACATTTAGCTCGGTTATGAGTAATAGAAAAAATAAACCATTAAAACATTATATTAATACTCATAATGGAGTGCCACTATGGATATTGGTGAATTATTTAACTTTAGGTAATGTTTCAAAAATGTATTCCAATTTGGATGATGATCTTCGATTGGAAGTTGCTAAAGACTATAAAAGGAAATTGGAAAGAGATTATAAAACACGTGTTCAAATAACTCCATCAGATGTAGACAGTATACTACAACAAGCACATATGTTTCGTAACGTGTGTGCGCATGAAGAAAGATTGTATGATTATAAAATAGACAGGGCTAAAAGTAGAGCTAATATATTCGCCAATTATAACAAAATATACGATAAAGAATACGTTCCTACAATGAATGGTAGTTATGTATTCGATTTGTTGATTTCACTATGTCTATTTTTGAATAAACATGATTACATAAAATTGGTGAAAAATATGGATAAACTAATAAGTAATTATTCACATTCTTTCTATACAATTACTATAGATGACCTATATACAAAAATGAATTTTCCAGATCAAACAAAAATACTGGATATGTTATAAAAGATATTTTTTAATGTCACTTACGAGTGGCGTTTTTTTATTTTAAGACGCTGAGAAACGCCCTGTGTTGCAGTGGGGGATAAGATTCTGTAACTAGATATGCTAATCGTAAGTGTGACGTCGTGAAATACGACTTCAAACATCGCTGGTCAGTCGATATTCGAGACTGGCCGAAGATTGAAGCATGTGAAAGAAAATGACTTAGCGCACGGAGAGTTTGGTAAGTGGCTTGAAAAAGTTGGGTTAGATAAGTACCAAGCTAGCAGGTTTATCAAAGTTGCAAATGAACAATCAAAATTGCACTCGAGCGCAAATTTAGGACTTAAAGCGCTTTATCAGATAGCAACTATTCCAGTAGAGCATCGAGAAGAAAAACAACAAACGTCTTCAGGAGAGATGAAAACACCATACGAAATGACCAATAAAGAACGTGAAGAATTTAAGCGCCAACTCAAACAACGCGATGAAGAAAACGCACAACTTCAATCACAAATGGAACAAGCACAACGTTCGGAGGAGATAGCGAGAAAGCAATATAAATATGGATTAAATAATTATATTTTTACTATAAAATTTTAGACACACGCCATTTTTTACAATTAGGAATGATTTTATTGCACTTAAGAAATTTTGGTAAAGCGTTATAGTAAGAACTGATAAAATTAAAATGTAAAAATTTTAAAAGGAGTTTTTATTATGAAACAGCAAATGTTATCAAAAGTATTATTAAGTACAGTCGTAGTTATGGGATCAATAGCAGGATCTTCTCTTGTAATGGATGACAACGCTCATGCTGAACAAAAAAGTGATAATATCGGGAAACTGAATCAAAAAAATGAAAGTACCTTGCATCTTTCATTTGAAAAGGGTATTAAAGGGACTGTTGACAAAAATGGTAAGTTAACATTATCTGATGGAAAAACGTCAAAAGTGATGCCAACTAATGCTAAAGATAAAAAAGGTAACGATGTTGTTTTGGTTTATAAAAAGGTTAAAGATGGATTTGATGTTCAAGTAATTAAATCTAGTCAAGAGAGAAAAACTAACTGGGTTAAATGTGGTCTAGGAACAGTTGGAGGCGCTGGCACTGGTGGGCTAGGCGGTGCTAGTGCAGCTTCAGTTATACCAGGTTTAGGAACTGTTGCAGGTGCTATTATTGGTGGGGTTTCTGGTGGTGCCACAGGTGCCGCAGCGTCATGTTTCGGTTGATAGGAGAGTGAATTCATGAAAAACTCTATACTTTGGCGAAAGTCGTTTATTCCTGTCTATTTTATAGTTGCTTTTGTAATGTTCTTACTTTTTAAGTTTTATATTAGAACTGATAATTTTTCAGTTTATGTTTTGATAGCTTTTATAGTCATTTTAGGTTTTGCTTCTATTATATATAACTATAATAGACATTAATTAAGTTACAATTATAATTATTATATTAATGAATTCCTGTGGATTTAGAAATAAGGCAGGTACTTCGGTACTTGTCTATTTTTTATGTTAATTATAAAATGCTCAAACTAAACTACCTATTAATCAGGAATGTGGTTGTTTTAAGGGCAAAACAGTTTTTTGTACATTGATATAAAAATATGACCTCATACTTTGCAGGCGGTGAATACATATTGCAATACGTTAATTATGAAGTGATGTGAATTGTTGAGAAGTATAGCCCATTAAAATGTTCAGTGCTATAGGTACATTCAAACCTTACAACCTATTGATCTAGGAGTGTGGTTGTTATAAAGGCGAAAAAAGGTGTAATTGTGAAACTAGGGGCAAGGGTAGTATGTTCGCAAAAAGTTCGCAAAGTTACGAAATAGTGTGAATGTTCATAGACTTTCAAAATGAACAATATGAGTATGAAACATTGATTTAACAGCTTTTTGAACACTAATGATTATTCATAAAATAGCAGTATATAAAAGAAGAACAATAATATTTAGTTTATTGTAAAACCCCGTAAGCATAGGCTTATGGGGTTGTTTTTGTGTTTTGGGATAAAAGATGAAGGGCAAAAAAGAGGATGTGAATGTTTTGTGTTCGGAATTTGCACAAAGATATGTTTATATTGCAAAAATAATATGAATTTAGATGCATAAAAAAAGAGGCAACCGTCAGTAACAGTTAACCTCAAGTGCATTCCGCAGATATGCACCGCTATTTATGTATAATATTAATCTGTTTTTAGATAAAAATCAAGGTTATTGATAAAGTTCTTTAAACTTCTTAATTTAGGTCTTGCTCGAACGCCTATAATTTTATCATAAGTCGACTCGCTTATCTTTGATCGTAAAAAATCAAGGTTTTGTTCGAATTGCCTTATAATTCTTTGGAGTTCTGCTTTAGAATAAGAGAGACCAGAACAAATTAGAATTAATAAAATGAGATAATCAATTATTCTGTCGAAATCTAAATTGTGTATATCCATTTTTACTGCTAAATATTCTTTTAATCTATTACTTGTCTCTCCAGTTTTAAATCTACAGTCATAAAGTACACCATTGTGAGCTATAGCATTTCTTAAGCCTTTCATACAATCAATGATGTCACCTAGTATATCTTTACTTTGATCAAATGCTGGGGAGTATAATTTTAGTTGTTTTTGAGCTTCTATATTTAAATTTTGGGACATGCAACGAGTGAAAAATACCAGATTTCCTAAAGTGAATAATTCAAATACGGCATATAGTGGCACGGTTCTATCTTGATGTATGTAATGATAAATGTAAGGTTTTGAATTACAATGTTCATGGATCATGTCGTAAATATCTCTTCTTAGTCTAGTAGTATTTTTTAAATGTTTTTTATATTTTGAACTACCGGGACTATAACTTTTATAATATGTTAATGATTTTTGAAATAAACTATCTAAATCAAAGCCAGAGTTTACACAAACTATTTCTAGCAATCTATTTTTAATAGCCGTTTCACAGAACATAACGTGTTTATAGAAAAGGTTTTTAATTTCTGTATCAAAACTGTATAAAGCGTGTAATTCGCTGAATTTTTCAAAATTAAGTTCTTCTTCTTTGTTTAAAAAGAAATTATACCCTTTGAATCCATGAAAATAGCCGATGTTTCGTAACTGGTTTTTTTCCGTGCTACCATTTATTTGGATACCTTTATTGTCTCTTATATGTCTCATTAAACCATCAGTAGTTTTAGGTGTTTTTCTGTTCAT